AATTCAATCACCAAAGAAAGATGAGTTAGCATATGATATCTATAACTCAGTCAAAGTAAAAAAATTCTCTGAAGAAGTCATCGAAGAAATTAGAGAATTTATAGAAGAACTAAGAATCAAAAAAGTGACGTGGTTAGATGATACAGAATTTAAAACCTGGGTAATAGCAGGATGGAATCTCCACAGATCGCTTGCAATTAAAGAGAAACTAAGAAATACTTTAATTGAAAGTATTAGTCAAAGATCTTTGCCTATTGAATGTGGTTATTATGATTCTACTGGTAGTGACTATACGATTAAACGAGTAGAGCAATTAGGAGACTTGACTAGAAGTAAAATTAAATGCAGTGAAAAAGATGAAGAAGTAACGAGAGAAGTATGTTTTCTTTGTTGGGAACAAAGAAAAATGGGTGAAAAAATATAAATATCAATAGTAAATATGTAATGTTAAAGGGAGACATTTATGGCTTTATTTAAAAAAACGGATGCGAATCCAGAAGTAATAACAGAAGAGATTAAAGCATTTGAGCAAAAGGGCCAGTATAAGACTAGCCTAAAGAAGATCATGCAGACTAAGGGAGAGGGTTGGGAAACTATAGCCGATATTCCTGGGTATGGTGCGACTCAAATGCAGAGCTTCAATGTCTTCTACAATACCTATATCAATAGAGTATTTGAGACAGAGCTACAGCGAATAGAAGAGTATAGAGAAATGGCCTATGCTCCTGAGATCTCTGATGTTATAGAGGATGCCGTTAACGAGAGTACTCAAGAGGACGATGTAGGAGAAGTATTTCACCTAAACATCAAAGATAAAGACCTCCAGAAGAATGAGAACGTAGTAAGGAACTTAAAACGAGAGTTCTATGATATGTTCGTGGAGCGTCTACAGTTAAAAGAAAAAATTTGGGATCTCCTATGGACTTACTATATCGATGGAAGAGTATACTATGAGAGAATCATAGACTCTGCTCATCCAAAAAAGGGAGTAATCAATATCAAGAGACTTCCTACGGAGACAATGGACTACTTCTATGATCCACTATCAGGTAAGATAGTAGGATTTATACAATATCTTAAAAAAGTGAGGCGTCCAGCTAATATCAAGGAAGCAAAAGAAAGAGATGGAAAGGATCTCATCTTCTTTAACCCGAATCAAATAGGGTTCATCGACTACGGTATCTATGGTAAGACAAGATACGAGGTCAGAGGATACCTTGAGAAGGCCAGAGTACCTTATAATCAGCTAAAACTTCTTGAGACATCAGCTATTATCGCAAGAGTAGTAAGAGCGCCAGAGCGTTACGTGTTTAGGATCGATACAGGCAACATGCCTAGAGATAAAGCACTAAAGTATGTCGAGAAGATTAAACAGAAAATGCAGAAGAAGCAAACCTATGATCCAAAAACAGGTACGCTTACTCATGAGCCAGAAATATTAGCTATCTTGGAGAACTTCTACTTGCCTCAATCGGCTGAAGGTAGAGGATCGAGTATAGAAACCATCGGTGGGAATACAAATATGTTTTCCGAACTGGATGATATCTACTACTTCCAAAATAAACTTTACAGATCCTTGAAATATCCTATGAGTAGAGTACAGAATGCTCAAGAAGGTCGAAGTGGTGAGACAATGTTTGGTCAAGGTGGTACTGCTGAGATCTCAAGGGACGAAATTAAGTGGGCCAAGTTCTTAGAACGTCAACAGAAGAGAATGTGTAAAGACTTCTTGGATATGTTCATACTCAACCTTGAGTTTAAAGGACTCAAGAAGCAGTATGAGTTGACTAGTAAGAAGATAGAAGTAACAATGAATCCTCCGTCACGCTATGACGAGCAAATGGAGCAGATGTTTAATGATACTCGATTTGCTAACTATGGGCAATTAGCCGATAGACCAGAGTTCTCGAAGTACTATCTAATGAAGAGATACTTGAAATGGGATGACGAGGAAATTAAAGAAAATGCTGAATCCCGTAAGAAAGATATCAATCTTGGCTTCTCAGAAGCAGACGATGGTGGAGGAGGAGGAGGCTCAAGGTGGTAAAAAAATATAAATAGTAATAGAGGTATATATGAGACTAGCGAAATTCTTAGACAAGAAAGTAAAGAACATGGAAAAGGATAACGAGAAGTATACCAATCCTAAGAAAGATCCTAAGAAGAAAAAGGTCAAAGGCATGTGGGCCAGGAAAATGGATAACATGCAGGAAAGCATGTATATGGCTGGATGGATCGCTATATATAATGGTAAGAAGTTGGAAATAAAAAAGTCAGAAGCAAAAGATCTATGGGCAGCAAAACAGCTAGCTATCAAGAAGCTGAAAGTACCCAAATCTAAGCAAGGTCTTTTAGCTATAGATGTAGCATATGAAGAATAAATAAGGAGGATGTGAATCATGGATAAAGAGAATATCAAAAAGGCATTGGATCATTTTGAAAATGATGAATTTGTTGACGCAAAAGAAATTTTAACCAAGGAAATTCAAGGCAAGAGAGATGACTTCGTTAAGGATAAGGTAGGTCTTAAAGATGACATTACTCCAGCCGAGAAGAAGGACGACGACGAAACGGAGGTCTAAGACCATGAGTAGATTGGGAAAACTAATAACAGAGTATAGCCAGGACTTCGAAATTTCAGAAGAGAAGGGTAGTAAAGATATGTACGCAGTAGGTATCTTCTCTTCCGCTGAAATGAAGAATAACAACAAACGTAGGTATAAGAAAGAGATCCTTGAGCGAGAAGTAACTAAGGTTCAAGAGAAGATCGGGAAGAAATGCCTTTGGGGAGAGTTAGGTCATCCACCGAATCCAGAAGTTAATCCAGACAAGATTGCTTTACGGACTACTCAACTGGAATGGAAAGGAAACAACCTATACGGCAAGGCAAAGATCCTCGATACTCCTATGGGCCAGATCGCTAAAACTCTAGTCAAAGAAGGAGCAATGGGAATCTCTTCCAGAGGACTTGGTACAGTCGGTGACGATGGATACGTGAATGAAGACTTCCATCTAATCACTTGGGATCTTGTAACAGACCCTAGTAACAAGCCTTCATGGGTAAACGGTATCTACGAGGGACAGGACTTCTCTATTCCTGGAGGTACAAACGGACTCAAAGAAGATCCTTCAGAGGATGATATCAGGGAAGCTCAAAGTTTTCATTATAGACAACTTCTGAAAATGATCGCTGAAATGCATAAGTTGATCGGATAAGGATATATGAAGTTGCTATTCGAAGACGAAAAAATACAGGCAGCATACGAGAACTCTATCTTGAATGAGTCTGCCGATAGGCAAGTAGCAGCAGCTATCGAGAAAGTCTTCAATGTCAAAGTAAAGAAGGTAGAAGAGAAGAAGAAGATTATCTTTCACCTATCCGATTTTGTTGACAATGAAGACTTTGATAACTTTGGTAAGATAGATGCAGTGGAGAAGTTTATCAAGAAAAAATACAAAGACGCTATAGTCGATTGGAAAACTAGGACTGTAGAGGTAACGGAGTTATAACTATGGATAGAATAGACGAGAAAATCATAGAAGCCTATGATACAATAACCAAACCGAAACTCGATGAAGGCAAGCTGACTAAGAAGGATTTTAATGAACTAGCTTCTATAATGAAGAATGCTAGTACTCTAGATCAACTTAAATCCAATATTGTCGGTTGGGCCAATAAGCAGAATCCGATGTTCAATGCCGAGCAGTTCAAGAAGGCTGCTGGTGTCAGTGAGTCAACAGAGATCGTAGACAAGGAGTAGTCATGGACTTAGTAGAAAAGTATATCGGCGGCACACTGGATGAGAGTATGCAAGTTGCCAAGACAATCTCGAAACAGTTAGGCAACAAAGCTCTAACAATGATGGGAGCTAAGAACTTGGTTGCTGGTAAAAACGATCTCTCATTTCGTATAGGTAGGAATTCCAAAGGAGTCAACTATGTCAAGATTACTTTGAATTCGATGGATACCTATGATGTGGAGTTTGGTAACATCAGAGGTATGAACTACAAGATAAAGAAAGCAGTCGATGGAGTCTATGTAGACAATCTGCATGATGTCATCGAAAAAAATACTGGAATGTATCTTAGTTTAGGTACTATGGGGAGGTAAATATTATGAAGAACTTAGTAGATAAATATTTAGGTGAAGCAGTTACAACAGACTACAAGAAAGTACAAGGCAATGATTGGATTATCTATGACGAAGGTTCTGGAAAAATCCAAAAAGTAGTCAAGGCTGGTAAGAACATCGATCCGAAGAAGCATTTTGTATCCTCAAAGTCTGCTGCTGTAGTAGCACACACCGCAGCTACCAAAATGGCCTACTTGTTTTTGAAGAAAAACAAAGGGTTTTCTACTCTCGTAAAGACAATGGCACTAGGTGCCGAGACTGATCTTGTACCCGCTGATGGTGGTGCGAAGTTTAAAAAGAGAGGATAATTCCTATTTCAAAATTCTGATATATCCACAAATTACACCGAAAACATATAAAACATATATATTCTATAAATATTATATAGAAATAGTATAGGAGGTATTATAGCTTATGGAAAAACTTCTTGAGTTGTTAGGTATTCAGAAATTAGACGAAAGTGAACAGGAAGTCATCAAAGAGAAGCTAGAGACTCTTATCGAAGTCAAGGCTCAAAAGCTCATGGAGAGCAAGCTGGAAGAGGAAAAGGGCAAGTTGATTGAAGCCTACGAAGAGAAATTCGAAACGTACAAGGATGACATTACTTCGAAGTTCTCCACCTTTACAGATGAGATCCTGGAGCAAGAGCTACAGATTCCAGAGAAGGTTCTGGAATTTGCCAGAAAGGGCGAACTGTACTCCGATCTAATCGAGCAGTTTAAAGTCCGACTTGGCGTTGACGAAGGTTTACTGGATGAGGAAGTCAAAGCACTTCTGAAGGAAGCCAAAGATGAGATCGTTAGCCTTAGAGATGAATTAAACGAGTCTATCTCTGAAAAGTTGCAGACCAAGCAAGACGCTACAGAGCTTGCTGCGGAAGTCTATCTACATCGGAAAACATCTGGCCTGACAGAGGGACAGAAAGAACACGTCCTGGAAATGCTAGACGGAGTAACCGAGCGTGAAGAGATTGACCGCAAATTCGATATCATTGTAGAAGCGTATAACGGAAACGACGACGACGACAAAAATGGCGACGACGACGATGCCGATGACGACGATGATGATAAGAAGAAAAAGAAGAAAAATGACAAAAAGAAAGACGATGATAACGACGACGACGACGAGAAAAACGAGTCTAAAGACGGAAAGGGCAAAATCGATGCCGACGATGGCGACGACGAGACCTTGAAGGAAGAAGACAATTCTCCTTTTCGCGCTCATCTCGATACTTATGTCAAAGTTCTCCAAGAGAACAAAGTTTAATTCTCAGGAGACATAGTAAAGAAGTAAAATGATTTAAAAATAGTACAGGAGGAAATGACTTATGAATATCAATGACCTAGTTAAAAAATGGGATGCTGTCCTTACAGAGGGAAAAGCTATCCAGTCAGATAAGGTCAGAAAGGCTACTGCCGTAATGTTAGAAAATCAGCACAATCATCTGATGGAAGGAACCACTTGGGGTGGGCCTGGAAATGCGGGTGGTAATGATGCACTAGGTGCTGGTGACGGTAGAGGTATCAGCGGTACTACATATCCTACATCGGGTATGTTTCATAAGATCGCCGTTCCTATGGTAAGGCGTACTTTCCCTGAGTTAGTAGCTCACCAACTAGTTGGTGTACAGCCGCTTACAGGGCCAGTCGGTCTTGCTTTCGCTCTAAGGTTCCGTCCAGGCCAGAGTGTCGGCGCTTATACTGCAAACGTTACCGAGCTTGGATATAATACCATCGAGTCAACATATTCTGGATCGTATATCACCTCCGCTGGTGAAGCTCTTGGTTCAAAGGGTGACGCTGGTGCTGGAGTTGGTGACGATATCGGTCTAGGTGTTGGAACTGGTAACCATATCCGAGAAGTCAACTTGACCGTTGAAAAGACTCAGGTTGAAGCCAAGACTCGTAAGCTAAGAAGTCGCTGGTCGTTAGAAATCGCCCAGGATCTCAAAGCAATGCATGGTCTTGATCTTGAAGAAGAAATGATGGACATCCTTGCCTACGAAATCACGCAGGAAATTGACAGGGAGTTAATCGCAGCTATCGACGCTACCGTAAGGGGTGTGGCTGGTTACGATACTACTTGGGATTTCTGTGCTTCAGGTTGCGGCGTGAGAGGTAGATGGGAGATGGAGAGATACCGTGAACTGTATCACAATATCATCAGACGGACTCAGGATATCGCAATCAACACTCGTAGAGGTTCAGCTAATTGGCTAGTGGGTAATCCAAGAGCCGTTGCCATCCTTGAGACTCTAGCAGCTTTCGCTATTGCTCCAGTCCCAGGTGACGTGACTACTCAGCCTACAGGCGTAAGCCGAATCGGTTCCCTAGACGGTAGACTCGTAGTTTACAGAGACACCTTCGAAAGCCGTGATCAACTGATCATCGGATACAAGGGGCCAAGCGAGTATGACACTGGAGTAATTTACTTACCGTACATCCAACTGCTTGCTAGCAGAGCGGTGTTCGAGAACTCTTTCCATCCGACTGTAGGACTAATGAGTCGGTACGCCATTCACAATCATCTTTTTGGGGCGAGAGAGTACTACCAGTTGATTCAACTGACCAACATTCCACAATAAGAGCATCCATTAGTTCGCTCTTAATCGGAACAAACTGAAAAAGGGGAAGTCGCCTAGCGTCTTCCCTTTTTTTTTATCTAAACTTTATATAAATATTAGTATGGAATGTAAACATTGTGGAGCATGTTGTGAAGTCAATACACATATTATTTCAAAAAGTGATATAAAAAGGTGGAAAGCAGAAGGAAGAGAAGACATATTAAAGCATGTAAAGTTCATTAAGTTTTCTTTTGGAGGTACTACTTCTGTTAATACAGAAAGATTAAAAGAAGATAAATGCCCGTTTCATAATGAGAATAGATGTCTTATAGAAGATACAAAACCAGATACTTGTAAAAAATTTCCATTAAATAAAAAACATGCAATGGATTTTACTAAGGGGAAATGCGAAATTTTCACAAAAAATATATAAATATAATTAAGAGTATGTGCCTGTGTATAATTAATAATTAAAAGATGGAGGTACATATCATGACTATGACTTATTCAGATTTTTTATCACTTCCTGTAGAAGATTCTATAGCCGATGCATTGCTAAATCCAGTAAGCAAGAAAGGATCACCATATCGGTTTTTACTAGCAGATACGGTAGAACCTAAAGGGCCAAACAGAGGTCAGCTAATCTCAGGAGTAAATAGCAAACAGGTTATTTTGACAAAAATGCAGAGTAATCTGCAAGGCGCTCCAGGAGTTAATAGAGTATCATATTTCGAGAGAATTGAGCAAGAAAAATGCTGCGGTACAACAGGGACAATGACTACTAAGCATTCTGCTTCATACGGACTAGACATGGTTTATCCTGGGCCATATCCAGGTAAAGGACATGCAGGATATGTCATCAAGTCAGTTATCCTAGAAATGTAAGAGGAGGAGTTATGTTAGATACAGTTTTTAACGCACTACCAGTGGTAGCTCCATCAGGAGTAGATGCACTAACACCTGGAGACAATTTCCTATTCGAAGCTAGTCCTGTTAATTTTTTCGAAGCTGATAAGCCAGAAGGTAACAGGATAACATACTTCAGAAGAGTTGAACAGGATCTCCGTAATCCCGCTTCTCCACATCCAACAGTGAATTATACCAGAGTTTTTGATACTTTAGAGTGTGATCCAGCAGGGAGTTATCTACAAATATGCAGTACTTCAAAAGCATATCAGGATCAAGTTCCATATGAAGTAAAGATTAAAGACAACGATGCACCCGAAGGCGCTCGTCATGCTGCTTATAGTCCTAGCTTTGTATCTATTCCTGCTTCGGCTAGTCAGTGTTTATGTTAAATATAAGGAGGAGTTATGAATACAGCAACTTTTAATGCATTACAAGTAGTGGATGGACATCCAGATGCAATGGCACTAGGAATAGGAACTGAATTTCTATTTTCAGACGATGCAACGCCAGGAGTGAATAGTCAACAAAATCGATCAGTAGGTGAGCCAGGAATT